TGGAGCTTTGCCTTCCATTCTTCTTTGTATCTACTTCTATATTTATCTATTGTAAGAGCTGAAGTTGCCCATTCTTTTACATCTTTTTCAGTTGGTTTTCTAGGATTCTCTTCTTTTGTAATCTCCCTCTCTACAAAACCCTTAACATATCTTTTACTGGCAACCTCTCCACTACCTTTCTCAGCTGGTTTGTAACCTCTTTGTTCAAATCCTGCATGATTAGGTTCACCTGGAGTAATAGTGGATGTATGTTTTGCATAGTCTTGGCCTATATCAAACGATTCTTTCTTCTCTGATACTGCCTCAAAACCATAGTCAATATTTAAATTATGTTCATGCATTTCTACATCTCTATGCTGATATAGGAATACAATCCCATATCCAGGCTTTGTGTAAATTATTTTTATTATCTTCTAGTACAATATAATTTGTACCCTTTCTCACAATCTTACCTTTCATATCCTCTTTAATATAATCAACTTCATCACCAATATTAAATATCTGGTCTCTGATATAAAGGTCTCTTATTTGTTGTTGTTCAAACTCTTCTAAACTTGCAATAGGTTTTAAATTCTTTCCATAGATGTAATTAGCCGCCAATTGCATACCTCTTCTAACTTGTTTCATAAGTTGGTCTGCATTAGTACCTCTTGGTAATCCTCGTTTAAAACTTACAAGGTCGCCTTTGGAAGCTGCAGCCCTCATTTTACTTGCACTCATGCCACTAGCACCTTCAGCGTCAGGATCCCTTTCGCCTGCTGATAATACATTTACATTGTCAAAGTTATAATGACCATGCCTTGATTTTATATCATTGTATTTGTTAATCATAGTTTCAAATTCTCTTACTCTATCACTACCAACAACCATAAAGATTTCCGTAACCCCTTGTTTGTATAACTTTGTACAAATATCAAGTACCATATTAGTGGTNTTAATNTCTATCTTTCTAGCATGTCTTGGAAACATACTTTTCATAACACTTAACTTATCACTAGCAGATAATGGATTCTTTTTAGGGTCTTCACTTCTACTTAAATATATTCTGTAATCATCAGCACGGACACTAGCAACTTTGTTAATAAGTTTTTCATGGCCAATAGTTGGTGGATTAAATCTACCAAATGTAAATGCCATTGACTTTCTTCTAGCTTCTGTAAATGTTTGCAACTGTTCTGGCAACCCAGCATCCTGAACTGCTTTTCCAAATTCATTATAATCTATGCCAGCATGTTGAGCCGCTTTGTTTTTAGCGTCTTTCATACCTTGTTTCATATATTTTATATACAGTTGAATACCAGCTGCCAATCGTGGGGCGTGAATAGTTTTTCTAATTAAAGTTTTCCATGCACTTACAGCTGATTCAGTCTTTAAGCTATCAATCTCTGCGTCTGTTACTTTTCCATCATCTAAAATTTCTTTACATTTCTTATAGAATTTTAAGTAGTGGTATTTTTCCAACATCTTATAGACCACATTTTTAGGTAATCTATTCTTAATACCATATTGTTTTATTTCCTCTGGCGACATATCACTATCAAAGGCCGCTCTTCGTTCAGCGTCCACCGTATCACCAATTTTTATTATATCTGATAAGTCATCTTCAATTTCTTCTAACTTGGAATTAACCTTGAATTGTAGATTTAAAATATCATCTGGTTTTAATTCTTTCAACTCATCATAATCAATAATGTCCCTTTTTAATTCACCCTTTACAACATCTATCTCTTGTACTTTTTTATTAAAGTCTTTGATGTATAAGTCCATATCAAAAGTATAATCTTCTGGTCGTTTAACAAATATATTTTTATTAATATCAAATACTGCGTCTGCTTTTAAATTCTGGTCATCATATGTTTTCTTGTCTGTAATAAAATAATAGTTAATAGGGTGTTGAGAACCTGGTATTAGTTTACCTTGAATGTTATCTGGATTTGAAACTGACAAATATTTTTTAGATAGATTAATTCTCTCATCTTCTCTTTTGTCCTCTGGAACATCAAACAATATATTAATATCTAAATCTGCGTCTGCTCTATATCTTTTTGTAAGAATAGAACCAATCAAAGTATATTTTAAAACAGGATATTCCTTTTCAAATACTTTAATCTGGTCTTGTATTTGTTTAAGTACACTAGATTTAATCTTTGGATTTTTTGTGTTAGCATTATCAAACACCATAGGTGCATAACTTATTCTAGGTATATCAATAATACTTTCTTTGAATGTTTTTATCATCTTCTTCTTATTTTTCTCTCTGTAGCCATCCATCTTTTTGCTGTATAGCTTCTGACTTTATTTCTTAATAGTCCTGAAACACTTTTATATACTTTATTCATAGTGATAGTAGTAAGTTCTTTATCACTTATATTATTATCAACAATAATCATATTACTTGCACCAAATAAATTTTGAAATCTACCTATGTTGGACTGTACTTCCTTCCAAGATGATTTAGTTTTATATTCTGGCACTTGTCTTTCTCTACCAGCATTTCTCATTAATGCAACTTCTAAAGTTGTGTTTACAAATACCATATAGCAATCATAACCTAATTGTTGTAGTAATCCTGTTTGATATTTAATCTTATCATAATCTCTACCAGTACCATCAATAACCATACCCAATCTACCCATAATAGCGAAGTCTGTAACTTTTTGAGTTGTTGCTTTTGCTCTTGCTCTTAACATATCTCTACTTTCGCTTTCACTTTCTGGCATTTTCAAAGACAAATTATTTTTCTTTAAGGCACCTTCAAAAGCTGCGTCTGAATTAATCATTTTTAAACCTGTACCAGAAAAAGACCTTTGAGATATAAATGTTTTACCTGAACCTGGTCCGCCTGCTAAAAAGAAAGCCTTAAATATATGTGGGTCATATAGGCCTTCTTGCAAGTCTTGAAATCTTATGTCGTCAAATTTTTTCATTTCGTTTTGTTTATGATAGTCCGTGCTATCTCCTCTTTTGTTCCACCCTCTGCTTTAATTTTTATCAATTCATCTTTATAATAATCTAAAAGTGGTGCTGTTTCTCTTTCAAAAACTTTTAATCTGTTTATAATAATCTCTGGTTTATCATCTGCTCTACCTCTAGCAGTTAATCTTCTAACAACTTCTTCCTTTGATACATCAAGGTAAATAACATAATCATATTTAATGCCCTTTTCTTCCATTGCTTTTGCTTGTTCAATGTTTCTAGGAAAACCATCAAATATATAACCCTTTTGAGTATCTGGTTTTTCTAATCTATCTTCAACAGCATTAATAACAATATGAGTAGGTGCAAATTCACCTTTTTCTAATAAATCTTTTACCATATCATTTTTCTTTGACAAATCTCTCATCATATCGCCAGTATAAATGTGTGCTATGTCAAGTTTCTTTTCTAATATTTCCGAGTAAGTAGATTTACCTGAACCTGGTCCACCAATCATAATAATTCTTTTTCTACCTATTGCCTCAAATATATGTTGTTTAAAACTTTTCACTACCACCCTTTAGGCATTGTAAAATTCTGCCTACTAAATTCTAATCTGTCTACCAATTTAACTGCACCTGCAACCTTATCAACTGCAACATAACCCTCTGGTGCTGTAACTCTGTAACCTTTACTTGTTCTTATAAAATGTCCTATACTTTGTATTTGATTCATCTTCTGTAACAATGTAGTCTTACAATTACCTAATGTAATATGACTAGCAATTGCAAAGTATAAGGCAGTTTGGTTTCTATCAATAAATCTTAAACCCTCAGCCTTTGCTTTAATATATTTCTCTTTACCCTTATCAGTTTTTCTTGAGTCAATCTCTGCCTGTAAAGTATTAGTATAGTAGTCTTTAAACTGTAACTGCATAGTTCTAACTTTTTCCATACCACTATTAGAATTCTTAATAAAATAATTGAAGAAAGTTTTTAATCTAAACCCAACTGATAATTGGTCTTGTGTTGATTTACTCATTAAATCTAAAATCGGTCCTGCTTTTCTTAATGAACCTTCAGCCATTCTTATCTGTGCGTCAAACTTATTTAAGTCTGATTTATTAAACATAACAGCTGTGTCTTTATAACCAGCACTTGCTAAAAATATATTTCTATTTGATGAACCTGTTACCGTACCAAAACTTGCCGATAAGCTACTCATATTTTTACCAGAATATTGTGTGTGAAATACTATACCCATTTTTGCTCTATTAATTCTCTTACCAATATCACTATTGGATGGTACTGCATATGTAATGGTGTTAGGTGTGAATGACAACATCTTTTCACCATCTATTGAAATTGATTTAA